CGTGTGCCGAATTTCTTGGGGACCTCTAACAGGCCAGATGACGCATCGATGACTACGGCTCCGGCATTTATGACCTCATCTTCTGTGGTCAGGAAAACTTTTTCCCGGTCAACATATACCGGGCCGTATTTGCTGCTCCAGATGTCCTCTATATACTCCCACGATTTCCCGGCGAATACCGCATGCTCCATTGTATCGGTTGTGCTCGACATATACCCCAAGCTTAGCGTTGGGCAGTCATCTATCAAATCGTTTAATATGTCCGCTACTTTTGTTCTGCGTTCATAGCTTCTGTGCGATTCGCCATACTGCATAGCAAAACTGCCGTCATACGCGCTGATGGTTGTTTTCCATTCTGTCCCCGGCCGCTCGGAATACGCATACTCGATATTCCCTTGAAAGATAATCGTTTGTTTAGCTCCGTATCCGGCCGAGAATGTTATCGGCTTATATAGTCTGTCGCCTTCTTTATCAAGTTTATCTTTATAGATAAGATCTCTTACTGATTTATTGAGGTTCGTTATGATGATACTTGCTCTGTGCGCCGATGCCTTAATGGCAGTGTTGACGGTGAATTGTATGGTCAGCGGGTCCGTGATCGTGATGGTATACTTCTGCGCAGCCTCTTGAACATTCGGCCCGGTGTAAGATCCACCCGCGAGCCCGGCCTTCCTTAGTGTTTCAAGCTGGACAGGATTTGTCTGTATTTCTATTGTGTATGTCCTATTTAATTTCATGGTGCAGGATATCCTTGTACGAACGCTGTTGCGCTTGCAAGATCAGCTGCATTCAATAAATACAATTCACTGCGCGCAGTCAAGAAATCGTCTACTTGGAATGGCTCGACATCGTCGTTTGATACACAGGCTATCCCGAACGTGTCGAGATCCGCAAAACTCCAAAGCAAATTGGGATGGTTGGTTATAATTATATTCGATACATTTATATTATCGCTGGTTATGTCCATTGCCCATCTTTGGATTGCCGGCATGAACCGGAGCGTTAAAGATAATGATACGCCGTCATCGCTTACCATGGCAAGCACTTGTGTTCCGTTATCCGTTAAAGAATCAATCAATCTCATTGAGGAAGTCCTCCGCTTAACCGATATCCGAGGTTTAGTTTGCTGCCGAATGTTGTCGGTGTCCCTTTAATTTTACCCGCGTCAGTGGGCTCTTGCCGCTGCGGTAAAGCCAGCGCGGAAGTTGTCATTTTATTAACCGGGCTCAATGAAACCTGAGTGACCCGTATTTCTTTCAATGATACCGTGATGCTGCTGTAAAATTTGCTATCCTCTCCCTGCTGGAACCTTATGCTTTCAATGATCATATTGCCATCAAAATATTCGTATGGTGTTTCGACGGAACACATCTCGCGGTTCGCCCACATTTCTTTTAGTTCTCCATACGCTTTCTGTTGTGCGGTTTCTGTTGCGCCGCCGGTGAATAATCCTACTATGTTTTTTGCCCGCGCCATGTAATTGTCTATTTTATTGACGACGCTGGTCCCCTTTGATATAACCTTCTGAATATCCTGTAATCCTTTCGGAGTATACTTCCCGAGGTACGCCGGCACAGTTGTCAGTAAGGTTTGCGCGGTATTCAATAATCCAAGTACGCCGGACGGGTTTGTGTTGTAAACAAGCTCACCGACGAGCCCCTGTAATTTTAGGCGGATCGGTTGTATTGCTACATGGTCATGCGCGGCAAAATTATCCTCTACATAATGGTCGGTGATATCTGATTGGAATTGTGTTGTCTCCTCAAGCTGCGCATCAAATACAAAACCGTTTATCCCGCGGCCGCCCTTTGGATGTAAAATGTATTTATTGATCAGGCTGTCAGCGCCGGATCGAATATAAGAAGCGGCCCCGACCACCTTCCCTGCTCCAGATCCTACTGTTGAAAATATGGACATAGTTACCTCTTATTGCTGGTCTGCCATTTCGTGCTGCAGTGCCTGTTTCGCTATAAAGGCATCTTTCGCATAATCCCCGGTCCCGTACATATTAATCGTTAATGGGCCAATCCGGGATCCAGCCACATCTGGAGTTAGACCCGCCTTATCTTTTCCCCAGTATATAGATTGTTTGTATAGGTTCGGGACGTTCTGCAATAAGTTTAAGCCAAAACCAAGCGGAGTTGTACTTAGATACGGGCCCATCCTCGAGGAATAATATCCCGCTCTCTCAAATACAGTTCCAGCTTTACCCGATGCATCTATTATTTTTGCGTTTAATAGTCTCTCTGCTTGATGTAATACTTTTGAAAAAGTAGGGATTATCAGTGTTATAAAATCCTGCGATACCTTTCGCCATGATTGGCTTAGCGCAATCATTTCTTTGTCAAGCGCAATAGCGGATTCTCGTTGCGATTGCAACATTGACAATTCGTTCCCGCTGGGAAAAGCATCACGAAATTCCTTCCCGCGCGAATCAGGCATATTCATTAACGATCGGTCAATACGCATTGTCCCGAGCAACATTGCTGCTCGCATCGGTCGGTCGCTGTATTCGCTTGCCAATGTATCAAGTATATTTTTAAGATTGGTTGCTACATCAGCTCCCATGTCTACCCCGAGTCGCATAAATCCTTCGGGGATTTGGCCGCCTTCCCGAACACTCTCCATAGCCTCTCTTAATCCCAGAAATGATCTGGTCATTGTTTCTCTTGCTACACCATACTTTTCAGCCGCTATTTGCCACCGCTGTAACGAGTCTACGGAATCGTTCGTCACGCTATCGAAATCACGGAATGACCGGGCGCTCTCCATTGTACCCTGGAACATTCCTTTTAATGTTGTTGTGATTCCATACAGGCCGGCTACGAAGGCAGCTGATTCGATTACGCCCCTCCGCATCGCAGATGCGAACTGGTTGATTTTTTGTACCTCAGTCCTTACGCCTAAAGAAACAAACAACTCACCTATGCGCATTTTAAACTCCTGCTATACCGACCTTTTTCGTTTCTTACAAGGTCAGTTCTATTTTTCGCGACTATGCTTAATTTTAATCTTGTTTCTTCTGAATGGTGCTTTCCTGCCATTGGTGCTGGAGAATTCCCTTTTTTCGATTGACTGATTTTTTCTCTTGTTTCTTCACTTCTTACTTTCCCATAGTTCCCGTGCATAGAACCTTTTATTTTAGATAGGGCTTCCCCTATTTTCTTTTTTGTTGCTTCTAAATGTTTTTTGCCGAACATCGCATTTAATTCACCGCTTAAGTGGACACCGTACATCCCATTTTTATCTCCACAATTTCTCTTATTTTCTTTCCATCTTTTCTTAGTCTTTTCTGATTGATTCCTTCCTGTCATAACAGTATTACCGCCGATTGATTTGTTATAGACATTCTCTCTACCTAATAATTGCCTATACTTTGAGATAAAATATATCTCTGTAGTATCAATCAATTCTCTGCTAACACAATAACACAAAAGCGTTACGGTAAAGTTCTCCCTTCCGTATTTTTTAACAGCTACTTTTATTGAGTCGCCGCTCCCATAATAGCTTGTTTTAAATGCCCCTCTTTTTTGACCGACATATATTTTTTTATTTAGGAGATTCTTAGTTAAATAAACATATCCGTATGTTTTCACTTAGTCCCCTTTATTCAGTTCCATGAATGCTGCCTCGTAATCTTTTATAAAAATATCGTATTCTAACATTTTCATAACCGTCGATGCGTTCATCTGCAGCACCTTCCCCGGGTCCCCGCCAGCGTATCCTGCTTTTGCCAGCCGTAAGGCTATGATCCATTCGCGGCCGATTCTTACTTCTGTTTCGGGATACCGGAATTTATCAGCCGGCTTATTTTTAACACAGAAAGAAGGTCGGCCAAAAAAGGGAGGCAGTTCACCTCGACGATCTTCGAGCAGATGGCATAGTAATCTTTCCTGGCCTGGCTGCCTACGCGCGGATCATCAAACAGCGCCGGGGTTACCCGTACATTCTCATATACCGCTTTCCCGCCACAGGCCATGATGCAAGCACGCACCACAGGCGAGGATGCTACGGAAGTTACCTTATTAATAAATAATGAGAATACACCGGATGTCCCGCGGAATGTCTGGATTGGATCTTTTGGATCGATGTCCGTATTAAGTATGTCGTCGTTTAATTCAAGCGTCCCGACGGCCTTGATCAATGCGTCATTTAATGCGATTGCATGCTCGAACGAGCTCTCCGTTACAGTTAGCTTCGCCCCACTTTCAAGTTTAAATTCCATTCGTTTATCTCCATTTCTATGCGATTACCTTCCCGGCATTGCCGAACATAATGTTGTATACTGCTACGCTCTGCTCTGTGTCGCCTTCTACGTTGCTCTTTGCGTCCACCTGGCGCTTTATCAATCCGCCGGAGCACTGATAGATTACGTCAGCGATGTTTCCTGCGCCATCCCCGGTCCGCTTTACAAACAGGCCGGTCAGTAGGATGAACTTAGAAAAGTCGTTGATCTGTTCCTGTAGCCGGCTGTGCATATATTTATCATCCGCCGAACCGATCAGCAGTCTCAGCGCAACATCTACGACCTTGCCCTGCTCATTAAAGGCATATATCATGTTGCCGTTTTTTGATGCCTTCAAGTTTGCCAGATCGTTCGGGAAGCCAAGCGTTACGGCATCCCCGTCGGCCAGGTCAGTCAGCACTCGTGAGTCGATTTGTATAACATCTGCTCCTGTTAACGATGTTGCTCCCATTTTAATCCTCCCTCATATTATGAATTAACTGTCACGATCACGTTGCTTGAATGTACTGCTCCGGCCGCTTTTGCGGCTATCTTTATCAGCGGTGCTTTCCGATCATCCCTGTCTGCGGTTGACTGGTCCGCTACCGGCAGCGAGTATACGTAATATCCGACATCAGTAATGTTCCGGCGCAGATCCGTTGGGTTACCAAACGTCTCTGCTGATGTCCATGATCCCGGGGCCAGGTATCCGCAGCTTACTGCCTGCTGGCATATCTTCTGGTATGCGCCTTTGAGCCCTGTTATCCCTGGCTCAGTCTGTGGGACCTTCGTATTCGTTTGGTACAGGTAGTTAAACCCTGCGGTCTGCAGCGCGATCTTAAACCATAACTGCTGGTATATTTCATCAAAGAAACTGTTTTCTCCGGAACTAAATACAGCCGGCAGTCCTGCGATGTTCGGGTAAATGTCTACGCCCGCGGCTTCGCATGCGGCCAGTGCGGTCTGATCCAGCACCGAATCAGCGCTTATGGTAGCCAGCGTCTTTAGGTGCATGGTCTGAGAAGTGTTACTTCCAGCAAAGTCTGTAGACAGCGCGCGGCCGGCATATGCTGCGGCCATGTATCGTGCAGCGACTGCGCTGGTTGAAAAATACAGTGTACGGGTATGTGTTTTCAGCGCGGTTCTGATATCATCCAGCGCGCCGCTTGGTGCGTAGTCGGCTGCAGTTGTCGAGGCGTAAAACAGCACCTTATCGATTGTCTGCATGTATGCCGAAAGGTTGACCAGGTCAGCTTCTATCAATGCTTCGGTAACGACGACACCAAAGAAAAACACTTGTTCTGATACTCTGGGGATCGCGGTCTCGACCTTTTCTGTTCCGGGGCCCGTCCTCGGCACGACTACCAGATATCCGTCTGCTGTCAGTATGTTTGGGTTCTGTGAGAATATTGCTACTGCCTGCAGGTAGGTTTCTGATGTGGATCCAAAGTCAGTTGCCACCTCAGAGGGGATTTTGTAAACCTTAAAATCTTCATCACCGTATGCAACAATCGGCTCTTCGTGAGTAAACAGTCCAATGGTATTAATGTTCAGCAGCGGCAGCCCGGTCGGGGTGCTTAGTACCGTCACGTTGATTACATTGGATAAACTCAAATTCAAATTAACAGCTGTCATGAGCGTATTCCTCCTTTAATGTTTGCTATCTGTTTGCTACTATCGTTGGCGGTTGTGCCCTGCTGAAATCATCGTAGTAGCCCACCGCTTTGTTTTTAGTGTAAACCGCCAGCACCGTTATTGTCATTGAAAACCTGGTCATCATTGCATGACCTTCTACCGCGGATATGTCCGTAAACTGGCCGGGTATCCTTGCTATCTGCATTTTATATGTTTCCATTTTCTGCCGGGCATAGTTGCTGTTCAATGCCATGATAACCTCTTCTTTGCGCTGCCGGGCATTTGAGTCTACGCTCATCAAATCTATTTGGATCAGTTCTTGCATTGATACTGACTGGGTTTCTGATATCCCAGTATCCTCGTCAGTCAATTCTGCCACGTTCCCGATCGCCTTCCCGCTCACGTACCCTACTACGACATACAGCCCCGGTGTTGTCGGGGCAATTATATCTTGGTTATATATCATAATCGCCCCATCAGCGAGGCTTAGTTCGTTCTGGATAATGTCCGCCAGCACAAGTAATATATCAGTTGTTGTCATTATACCCAGTCCTGTGTGATCTCGTATTCTGAAAAACCAGCCTGTGAGTATTCGTTCTTTTGATCTACTCGGTATTTTACATTATTCTTATCTATCACAATATCGTTAACGTTCAATGCAAAACTGGTGATCAGGTTTGACCAGCGCCAGGCCCGTTGTCCTTCCGGCTTATGCGATCGCTGCCGGGAGCTCTGCGGGTAAAGGATCCCCTGGAACGGTCTTATCTTGCTGGTCTCCACTGACTGGAAGCTGACAATTGACTTAGTAACTACTTTAAATGTGAGCGGATTTTGCCACTCTGCGAAGGCATCCTGCATGTTCGGAAAATTTCCCATTACTTTATTTCCTTTACTTTGTGCGTAACTGATAGGCGCATCTGCGCTGTGTCTACCAGAACCATACTTGTTACCTTTTTATGTTCCCGTTTCGCTTTTTTCTTGGCCGTCTTAGTCGTTTTGGCTCTGATGGTGGCTGGCTTATTGTCTGGCCAGTGGCCAAAGCCTTGCGTCTCGAATGCCTCTTGGATTTGGAACCGGCACTCTACTGCCAGATCCTCGAATACCTGCCTGTAATTGCCCTTACCGAGGTTCACAAGCGTGTTCTTGCTGATCTTCTTGAGGATCGTTCCCGCTTTTTCCATCAGCGGCATTCTTAACCAGGACCTCTTGGGAATACGATCTGAGAAAGAACCAAATTCGTGCTTGAGTCCTATGGTCGCGTTTGAGTTGCCGTCTGCCTTCCGGTGGTCCTTCTGGCCCAGGATCCCAATCTTTACGTTGTAGTTCTTATTGACGGCCTTGACGAATTTATTAAGTAGCGCAACATCTTGGATAACCTTCGCCTTCACGGATTCGTTGCTCCGTAGGCCGTTGCCACGTTCCCTACAATCCGAGGCATGACCAGCTGCAAATATTTTTGTCCGTATCCGGTTTTCATAAACTGATTTAAAACCGGGCTATCAATTACAGATTGAGGCAGAGCATAGCTCACTGATACCGGGCCCACGCTTTTTGATTGTATAGGTGACGTGCCTGTCGCTGCCACGCCCTGCCCTATCTGATTGGTTCCGCCTGCTGTTTGGATATTCACAGCGAGACAATGCGCCGTTAACAGATAAAACGGCGGTTTCTGGCTGGCTTCATCCGGCCAGATCGCCGTGTTAAATAATAACTCCGATTCAGTCATTGCCCTGGTTATGTCCGAATCCATGACCGTGACTGACGGGCTGTTCGCATCCGGCATTGTGCCGTACTCGAAATCCCTTACGAAGTATGATTTAAACTCTGCTAATGTTATAGGTGCGGTCATTGCCTGCTCCTTATACGCGCATTACTTCTTTTTCTCTTCCTTTTTTCCCGGGGCAGCTGTTTTTTCTTTTTCTGTTTTCGCTACTTCCGGGGACATGGTGACTGCTGACCGGGTTGTTTTTTTTGGTTCTTTTTCCCCGATCATTTCATGGGCATTTTTTATGTCATCGTACATACCCAGTAATTTTTTCGCTTCCGCGTCAGGAACGTCCTCGAACTTCTTTGGATCAAGCCGTCCCTTAGACGTTATTACTGCACCTGCTCCATTATTGTAAATCTTCATGTTCCCTCCCTATCGCTTATATATTATTTGCATCGTGTCGTTGGGACAGTGTGTCGCGGTCGGGCTCGTGCTTCCGTGTCGGATATATAATTCAGGAACATTGACCATATCTGCGCCTGTCAGTACATTGCCAGTCAAAAACACACCTTCCCCGAAGAACGGATACCAGCCGATCGTCGCGGGGCAGTATATCTTACCTACCGCCGTTATTGTGTTGGTATCCCCTGCGAGCTCATACATAAGATACGTTTCGGTTGCTGCCGTCACATGCCATATTCCCGCGCTTTGAATCTGCACCCTGGCCAGGTCGATATCCGGAGTCATCGCTCCAGCGTCAGTAACCGCATGCGTCGATACGGTTTCTGAATACCAGAGACTTTCCCCAGCGAACGCTGGCTGGAGCCCTACTGCGAGGATGCCCAGAATAAGCAGGGCAATGACCAAGCTGAATTTTTTGTTTTTAAACATATGCTTTCTCCTTTTCAGTTAATTTTTTACTACTTATGCCGCATGGTCGAAATACAGAATCTCTGCTGGCCGGTATATGCTGCAGCCGGTGAACTGGCCGTATGCTACACCCTTCCAGTAGAAGTTGTCTGCTGTGCCCGGTGCTGCGATCGCAAAATCTACCGGGATATCCATCCGGCAGGTTTCTGCGTTGTTGTTATAGAGACAGTATCTCTGTAACCCATCTGCACCCAGTGCGGTGCTGCGGCCGGCATTGAATGTCGATTGGCAGTAGGCAAGCCCTTTGATCTTAAAGCCTGCGTTGCCTGTGATCTCTTTGAATGCCTTGAGCAAATACTCCAGCTTTGAATTCATCGGATACGCTGCCGAGGCCGCTGCTGCCATGCCCAGGTAATCATTCATCGGCATCAGGAACGTGTTCGGCATCTCTGTGCCGTTACTGTTCGTGAAGTATGCGCCGAGTAATGCTGCCACCAGTGTCTGGAAATCATTCGCGCTTAATCCAGAGATATTCGCGGTGATGTTCGTGGTGTCCTTGGTTACGTTCGTGTTCGTCAGCAAGCCCGGTACGGAAGCCTGTAGTGAACGGCTGCCGAGGAATGCCATATCCTGGATACCCAGGTCCCAGTTCTTTTTCAGTGCTTCTACTTTCGCGGCCACAGCGTCCCAGTTGTTCGATGCGAGCGCTTTCTGTATCTCGGGGATGCTCCACATGTAACCCTTTGCCCACGTCAGGATCGTGCTGTCCTGGGTGGTTATGCCAGCGTCCACCAGGTCAAGCTCGGTGTTACCTTTACCTACATTGATAACGCCCGTCTCAAACTGACCAGCAACATTATACTGAATGTTCTGGGTGATTTTTTCCATCCATGCGCCGTTTCCTACCTCGACAGACATAAAGTCTGCGGGTGGTACGGTATAAAACTTCTGGCTGATCACGTTCGCGCGGATGAACGTTGTGGTCCGGATTGCGTAATCAAACCCGAGCCCGCTGGGGTCTACATCGCCGTTGGCATTTTGAAGTGCCATACCGGGCATCCAGCCGCCGGAGTTTCGGATTTCTCTTCCTTTTAAATCAAGTATTGGTTTTCTCATTGATATGCTCCTTTCCCTTATAGGTTATTTTTTAGACATCAAAAGTCGGCTTAGTAATAATGACCCGAACCAGCTGGCCTGCAGCCGACGCGCCATCAAGAGCTACACCTAACTGTTTTCCTGCGGTGAAAAGCTGCACAGTTATGTTCGCTGCGTTTGCCAGCTCGACCTGTACGCCAGCGGTTATTGCCGCGGCCGATTCCATCCACACTACTGGTCCACCACAGAATGCGACCTCGCATGCGTCGTTCTCTACCATGGTAGATTTCCGCGCATTATAAATGATCACACCGAATGGCTCTTCCGACGTGCTGCAGGGAGTAAATGTTGGGATCGGCTTATTGTACGCACCGGTCCCGAGCTTTACAGGATCACCAGGAAAAGCTGCAGCGGTAACAACACCAGCAACTACTCCGCCGTTTAAGTCTTTTGCAAGCTGGCCTTTGATCGGGGCCATTGAGAATTGGTTTACGTTGATTGTATCAGTCATTGTGTTCCCTCCTTATATGGTTTCAGAACCGTATTTTTTTTTGCCTGCCGCCCGCCGTTCTTCTTTTGTTACCATAGGCGATGTGACCTGCCCTGGCCGGGACGCTGCCTTGTTCTTCATTTCATCAAAATGCTTTTGATCTGCGTCCGCTTTTTCCTTATCGGCGAGCAGCGCATTCTTTTTTTCCTCATCCTTCTTTTTTTCTTCTGCATCTTCGTTCTCTTTTTCCTTTTTCAGCTTATCGGCAGCGTCGGCATCAGCGTTCTTTTTCTCGTCTTCTGCCTTTTTCTTTTCATCATCTTCTTTTTTCTTTTCGTCCTCGGCATTCTTTTTTTCTTTCCCCTCAAGCTCAAGCCGCTTTTTCTTCTCCTCATCGGTTTCACCAGCATCTTCATTCTTGATATCATTCAATAACGAGATGAGTGAATCGAGCCGCTGCACCACATCGGCTTCTTTACCCGCAGCTGCTTTCTGAGGATCCTTGCCGAACATTTCATTTATCGCGTTTTTTAGTTCGGACAGGGCCTTGCTCACTTTTTCTTTCATGACATTTCCTCCTGTTTTTGAGTTTATGAATATTTTAGCACCGTTATATCGTGGGTTCTCCACAATCGCAAGGTGAGTATATTCTCCGTTTTTTACCTCCATGTCGTAGTTTATGTTATTGTAAATTCCACCATCGGTGTTAGTATCAGTTGGAATGTATGCGCAGGATACCGAGTATTTCCCGCTTAGAATTCCAGCCTTGGTTGCGTCATCCCATATAAAAAACTTTGCATGATACCAGCCATTATTTGCGTTGTAGTAAACTTCGTTGACCAGCCCGCATGCCTGCTCTTTGAAAGTTTCCGGTGATACATCATCGTGTAACTTAAAAAGCACAGGACATCCCTTGAACGATTGCGCCATATTGTCGAGCGCTTCCTTGCGGACCAGTGCTGTACCAGCTCCCATGTCATCGTAATTGATCAGGCCCGGCTCAATGAACCGGCAGTCGTACTCTTTTGGCCAGTTCTTGCCGAGTGCGTTGCTGTGCGCGCCTGGGGTAAATCCGGCATCCTTTAAATTGGATATTACGATGTAGTCATTCATTGCGGTCCCCTTATAGGTTTAAATATTGACTCTTTATATCGCGGTTCTGGTGTGCCGGATGCTTTTCTATAATGTTTAGTTAAGCTCCACATCCCTTCAGTAACCTTAATTCGATCTCCATCGATGTCAATCACACGATATAACTTTCCTGGCCTATCGATCTTCTCGACAGTGTCTCCCATTGATAAGGAATTATGGAAGCTGCCGTATTGCCGGTTACCCTGCCTGCGCCGATCTTCTGCTGTTCGGAAATAGCCCATCATATTCTCCTTATGCCTTTTCAATAAACT